GTTCACGATTAATATTAATTTGCCGTGCAGTAGACCCGGCAGAAGCTGAAGCTTCACCTACATTAGCAGCTGAACTGGCTTGACTGCCAGTAGGCACAGCTGCACCACCTTGAGAATAAGCCAACATCGGAGAAAGGCCTGCAGCCTTTAAATCCTCAACACGCCTCTGAAAAGACGTGTTAGCCATGTTGGCTTGAAAATCTCTGTTAATAGCTGCTTGATCTGCTTGAAACTCTTGGTTGCCCAAAGCACCAAGAGCTGCACCTGCAGCCGTTAACCACGGTTGGCCAGTAACAACACCTGCAACAGAAGCAATACCACCTAAAGAACCAAGATTCAAACCCATACTCCACTCCGTTCCGTTTCCGATCTACTTGTTACCAAGTAGACCGGTTATTAAAAACAATTAGAAGTGATCGATTAAGCCAGGTACTGAGTACATTGGCATTGGTCGAGCCATCTTACAATCAAAAAACGCATCCATCAAAAACTGCTGACCATTAGCAGCACTACCAACAGCTGTAGTACGGTCAATTGGTGGCGTTTCTTGAATAAACGTAGCATTTAATGTAGGCAACGAAGTAAACTTCTGAGCATAATGCCAAGCATCAATAGTACCCGCAGAAGTAGATTTAAACAAACCAGTAATTTGACTTGGCTTGTAACGATATTCAGCCCAACGTTCTTGGTATCCAAATACGTTGTTATCAGTGGCTGTACCCGTTACATAAATTTCCTTATTCAAAATAGCTTGTTCGCCAAGATGAGCAAATACTGGAAAATAAAAATCATAGCGAGTTGAACGTGACCACATACGTGGTAAACCCTGCTGATAAGTCAAATCAGCACGCACGTTAACTAATCCAATGATGTATCCATGTTCTTGAGCATGATACGTAAAACCATGTCCACTAGCCAACGCAGTACCCATTGCAGCCAAGTTACCAAGCGGAGTAGCACCGCCAGAAATCGAAGTAGCAGACGTCTGCGCAATTGGATTAACGTTGACATAAGTCGAACCTCCACCAATATATTCAGGACGTTGTAAACGATAATCTTGTGGTGTTACACCAAAATGTGAACGTAATAACTCTGTATAACGTGTACCACCTCGCGCATCGCGCTCAAGCAATCTCTGAATCTGAAATGACTGACGTAACTGATTAATAGTTGCAGAAGTAGCAGCACTTAAATCAGCAACTAAACCAACACTGTGCCAAGAAGCATTAGCACCACCTCCAGTAGGAGATCCTGCAGTCCATACAGCGTTAGACGTACCTGAACCAGGTGTACCTAAAGCAGTACCAATAATATTACCAACATTAAATAAAGGTATACCGGGAGTAGGACCACCGGCAATTAAAGGTGCAGTAGTACCTAAAGGTAAATTAACAGCAGCACCTTTTTGAGGCCAAGGTAATGCACCAGTAAAATAATCTTTACGCTTACCACGACGTACCAAAGTGTAATCAGCAGGTACATCACCACTATCACCAAGACGAACAGTTAAAGAATTTTGTAAATTCTCGTCTCTAAACCATTCATTATAAATAAGATTATACGCACGCAATGGCAAAGCATTGTGCGTAACAGTATTAGAACCTGTAATCTGACCTGCAGTCGGCAAACCAAAATAATCAAATACAGAACCAACAGCATAACCGCCCGCAGGGCTTGTTATTGTTGGTACAACATAAGAAATAGAATCACCCGGGTTCGTCTGCTCACCCATAAACTTGACCCAATTGTTCCAAACTAATCGGTTTGGTACAAAGAAAAAGAATGTGTCAAGATGTAAATTATCCATAACAGGAAACAATGGCGTTGCCAAACGCGCAAACATTGTTGCCTTAACATTGTGCATATCTCCGGGAAGAACTTCATCACAGTAGATAGGTACAAGATAACCACCATCAAAAGTAGTTTTGTGAGCATATTGCGTATCAAAACTAGAGCGGGGAATATCCGCTTTAGGAATCATAGCAAACTGGTGTGAACTCACAGATTTATTACGATGCATAACAATCTCCCGAAGTGTTCCGATCTACTTGTTACCAAGTAGACCGGTTATTAAAAAACCTACTCGCTATCGCGAATCATAACATCTTTAGCTCTAGCGATCATCTTCGGTTGAGCTAATAAATCCATTGCACCAGTATTATCATCAAAAGTGCCCAAATAGAATAACTGAAAATCATCAGGGTGTCGATAAAGCTGATTATCATCACTTTGTCGATTAACTTCATCTTGAAATTGACGCATCGCAACACCTTCCGAAGCCACATATGCTGGACGACCATAAGCACCAGCAGCAGTATCCAATATACTAACAATAACCATTTTCATAAACATTACTCCTTATAACTTACGTTTTAACAAAGACAACTTAGCCAACGCTACTTTCTCCTTTACAGCCAATCGCTCAGGAGTGTTGTCATCATAACGAGAGCGAGCATCCATCTCTCTTTTAAATTGTATCATGTCAA